AGCACAGGACTATGCCCAGCAACGAATTGCCGCAGGTCAAAGCCCATTTGCAACAGGGCAAGAGTTAAGATACCCCGTTCCCACAGAGTAACTTAAAGTTTTAATTATGAGCAAAACTACCAATAAAGTGTCGAAAACTGTTGAGGATAACTTAAACAGAGCCGGACGCAAGAAAGGCATCCCTAACAAGGCCACAGCACAGGCTAGAGAGGCGATAGCAATGTTCGTGGATGGTAATGCCCACCGACTAACAGAGTGGCTAGATCAGGTCGCTAATGGCGATGGAGACACAAAGCCAAACCCTGCCAAAGCCTTTGAGCTATTCCAATCGGTAGTTGAATACCATGTACCCAAATTGGCAAGAACAGAGCTAACCGGCAAAGACGATGGGCCGGTAGAAATGGTGGTGACATGGGGCGGCGTGAAGTAATACTGCCCTACAGCCCAAGGGCGGCATTCATGCCATTCCACAACAGGACTGAGCGCTGGTCTTGTTTAGTCGCACACCGAAGAGCTGGAAAAACCGTAGCGGCAATTAACGACCTGATCAAGCGAGCCATTACCGAGGGTAACAGGTCAGCCCAATATGCCTACATTGCCCCATTCAGAAGCCAGGCCAAGCGGGTGGCGTGGGATTACCTTAAGTTCTACGCCGCACCGGTAACCAAAGCCACTAATGAATCCGATCTGTCGGTGGAGCTGGTGAATGGTGCAAAGATCATGCTGTTTGGCTCAGATAACGCAGACGCTATGCGGGGCTTGGGTTTTAACGGCGTTTACCTTGATGAATACGGTGACTTTAAGCAAAGCGTTTGGGGTAATGTCATACGCCCCACATTGTCAGACCGGCTAGGTTGGGCGGTGTTTGGTGGTACGCCAAAGGGCAAAAACCAGTTCCATGACATCTATAAGGTAAGCCAAGTTGTGCCTGATTGGTTTTTGTTAAGGCTGCCGGCATCGATGTCCAAGCTATTGCCCGACTCAGAATTAGAAGCGGCTCGGTCTCAGTTAAGCCAAGACCAATACGACCAAGAGTATGAGTGCAGTTTTGATGCCGCCATACTTGGAGCGTTTTATGGTCAAGAGATGCGCCAAGCCCAAGATGAGGGCAGGATTAGAGAGCTACCCTTTGAGCCTGAATCGCCTGTTTACACCGCATGGGACTTGGGTTATCGGGACGACACAGCCATTTGGTGGTATCAGGTTGTCAGGGGCGAGATCAGGGTAATGGACTATTACGCGGTCAGCGGCGCAAGCATTGAGGAAATTGCAAGCGTTGTTAACTCTAAGGGTTATCGATACACAAAGCATTACCTACCGCATGACGCAAGGGCTAAGACGTTGGCCTCGGGAGGTAAGTCTATTGTCGAGCAGTTGGCATCGCACCTTGGTGGCTTGAGTAAGTTAGCCATCGTGCCTGAGATTGGCATACAGGACGGCATACAGGCGGTGCGGATGATCCTGCCGATATGCTGGTTTGACATTAGCTGCGATGAGGGGCTGGAAGCGTTAAGGCAATATCAGCGGGAATATGATGAAGATAAGAAAACTTTTCGTCAAACTCCCCGCCATGATTGGTGCTCACACCCCGCAGATGCGTTTAGAATGCTTGCAGTAGCTTATAGACAAGAAGTAAAAGATCAGACACCGCCCAAGGGCAAGACCCTGCAAACCATCACTCTTGATGAGCTGTGGGATTATGAGATGCAACATAAAGAGGAGCGAATATGAGCCAGCCAGTAGCAGAAGTCGGTGGATATAAAAACATTACCGCCACAGGCGCAGTAACGCCAGGCCCTTGTCAGTTGATTGGTTTCTACGTTAACAGCACCACCGCAGGCACATTGGTACTCCGCAATGGCGGGTCAGGCGGCGAAGTAATGAGTGGCACGATCACACCAGCTATCGGGTTTCACCGATTTCCTGCCAACGTGGGGGTTAGCCTCTATGCAACAATTGCCGGCAGCGCATTGGATGTGACATTCTTCTTTGCCGCTGGTAGCTGATCATGTACGATGAAACAGGCGCATACGAGGGCGAAGACCCTGGCCCTTATTGGCACGATCAGATCGAAACCGCCCAAAAAACATTTGACAAATGGGAAAAGCGCGGTCAAAAGGTTGTCAAGCGCTATCGGGATGAACGCGATGCAATAGAAATGCCAAGGATGAAGTTCAACATCCTGTGGTCAAACATCCAAGTCCTGTTTCCTGCCTTGTACGGTCGCCAAGCCAAACCCGAAGTTTCACGCCGATTTTCTGACCAAGACCCTGTCGGTCGCCTTGCCTCAACAATGCTTGAGAGGGTGATGGAGTATGAGACCACCCAATTTGCTGATTTTGACAATGCAATGCGTGGGGTGGTGGAAGATAGATTGCTGCCTGGTCGCGGCACAGCATGGATTCGCTACGAGCCAATCATTGTTAACGACCGCCCCGAGGTTGAGGGACTAGAGCAGGACGAGGCTCAAGTTTATGACGCGGTAGAAGAGCCGCAGGAGCGCATTGATTCTGCCCACAGCCCCATTGATTACGTTTACTGGGCTGATTTCCTGCATTCACCAGCTCGCACATGGGATGAGGTTTGGTGGGTAGCTCGGGCGGTCTATATGACCAAGGACGAGGGCATTGAGCGCTTTGGAGACGTATTTAAAAACGTCAGCCTGACCAGCTCAAACACCGACATGGACGGCAAGAATCCCTTGACCGCCAAGATGACCTATGACAAAAAAGCCAAGGTCTATGAGATTTGGAACAAGCGTAGCGGTAAGGTTTGCTGGATTGCCAAAGGTTATCCACAGGCGTTAGATGAGAGGGATGACCCCTTAGAGTTAGAAGAATTCTTCCCTTGCCCCAAACCCTTGCTGGCGACCACCACCACAGGGACAATGATTCCAATTCCTGATTACTGCGAATACGAGGATCAGGCGCAAGAGCTGGACAATTTAACACAGCGCATTTACTTGCTGACCAAGGCTTGTAAGGCGGTTGGTGTGTTTAACGCTGAGTTTAAAGAGCTGGCGCGAATGTTCAGCGAGGGCGTGGACAACAAGCTATTCCCTGTGACCGGTTGGGCGGCAATGTCAGAAAAAGGCGGCTTAAAAGGCGCTATTGACATGATGGACACCTCGCAGATCATTGTGACCTTGCGAGAGTTGTATGCGGCTCGGGAACAGGTTAAGCAGTCGATCTACGAGATTATGGGCATATCGGACATTCTGCGTGGATCGTCCAAAGCTCAAGAAACGCTAGGTGCTCAACAGCTCAAGGCCAACTTTGGTAGCTTGCGGTTAAAGAGCAGCCAAGGCGATGTGGCTCGGTTTGCCACAGATGTGTTTAGGCTTAAAGCGCAGATTATTTGTAAGTTTTACCCACCTGACTTGATTGTTGAGATGTCGGGCGTGATGAATACGCAAGACGGTCAAAATCCTCAATTGTTGCAAGCAGCGATCCAAATGCTGTCCAACAGCACGATTAGGGACTTCCACATCCAAGTCGAGGCCGATAGCTTGGCTCAAATTGATGAGCAGGCAGAAAAGCAAGCGGCGGCTGAAGCGGTGGAAACCATTGGCTCATTCCTGCAAAGCTCATTGCCTATCATGCAGGGCGTACCTGAGTTGTTGCCCATGATGTCAGAAATGCTTTTATTCCTTGTTCGCAGATTTAGGGCGGGTCGAGGGATGGAGGGCGCGATTGAACAGGCCATGAAAGCCTTGACTGATAAGGCGGCGCAAGCGGCACAGCAGCCACAGCAGAATCCCGAGATGATGAAGCTTCAAGCTGACCAGCAAGCTGAACAAATGCGTATGCAGGCGCAGGCACAGACTGAGCAGATGAAAATGCAGGCTGACGCACAGATGACGCAAGTCAAAGCCCAGCTTGATATGCAGATGCAACAAGCCAAGGTGCAGGCCGAGATGCAACTACAACAGATGAAAGCCGAGTTTGAAGCGGCTAAACAGAATAATGAGATGCAGATCAAAGCCCGAGAAATGGCTGGAAAGGAAGAATATGAACGATGGAAAGCAGAGCTTGATGCAGCAACTAAAGTCCTTGTGGCTCAAATTGGTGCAAAAGCTGGCCTCGATCAAGCGGCCTTAAGCGCACAAATGGCGGCATCCGAGGAGCTTGACGCTACTTTG